CAGCAGCGTCTGTTGGATCACAACTTGGTAACACAGCAACAGCAAACTTCGGTGTAACAACTGGAGCAAATGCTGTAAACCCAACTGGAGTCGCAGGAGGTATTCTTGCACCAGAACAGGCTCGTCGCTTCATCGACTACGTGTGGGATGCAACAGTACTCGCCAAGGATGGTCGTAGAGTTACGATGCGTGCTAATACAATGGAAATCGAAAAGGTTAACGTTGGAGAGCGTGTTATTCGTGCAGCAGCGCAGGGTAGTCCAAACTACACAAACGCTGGTGCAACATTTACAAAGGTAGAACTTACTACAAAGAAGATTCGTCTTGATTGGGAAGTTTCTACAGAATCACTAGAAGACAATATTGAAGGTGGAGCACTTGAAGATCATCTAGTTCGCTTGATGACAAATGCATTCGCAAACGATATTGAAGACCTTGCCATTAATGGTGACGGTTCAACAGGTGACTTCTTGTCAATTATGCAAGGTTTCGTAGCGCAGACTACAAACTCTGTATACACAGGTGGACAGTATGTAAACGACGCTCATGAGTCAGTCGTTACTGTCGCTAATGATGCTTGGACACCAACAGTAATGCAGAACATCATTCTAGCAATGCCACGTAAGTATCGTGCAGTTAAGTCGAACCTAAAGTTCTACGCTGGTACAGATGCTTTCCAGGGTATCGTTTCAAATAACGGTACACTAGGCGATGCAATCGCAGAAGCATTTGCTGGTCGCCCAGCAGGTACACCTGCAAACCGTCAAGCATACCTTGATGGAAACGCACAGACAATTGGTAATGCACGTACAACTCGTGTATTAGGAATTGATGTAATGGAAGTTCCTTACTACCCAGATGGTTTCGTCGACTTGACATTCCCATCAAACCGTGTATGGGGATTCCAGCGTGATATTACTGTAAACCGTGAATACAAGCCAAAGAAGGATACAATTGAATACACAGTATTCGTCCGCTTTGGTATTCAATGGGAAGAACTAGATGCAGTTGCTTACGGCGACGCAGATAGCGTTTCTGAGTAATACTCATAAATAATTGAATGAGGAGGGCGGTGTAACAACTGCCCTCCTTCTTCACATTCTGGTATAATAACATAGGAGGATCTACAATGACTATTGAAGAATTAGTTGGTAAAACAGTTTTTGAGTTAAAGTCCTATGCCAAAAAGAATAATATTAATCTAGATGGTGCTACAACAAAATTACAGATCCTAGAAACCATTGGTAGTTTTATCCCAGACCCTAAAAAAGAAGTTGTTGAGCCAAAAAAAGTACACGAAAAGGTTGCAATACATTCAACCAAGAATTTACACTGGGCTAATGTTGGACAATTGACTCCAGGATATAATATAGTTACTAAAGATGCATCAGAAAAATGGTTAACACGTAAGCAGGTACGTCTTGCGACACCTGAAGAATTAGCGAGTTATTACGGTAAATAATGAGAATATTAAGAACTCCCCCATATCCACTTTCTGTATCTTATACAGTGCCAGAAGAATCTACAGAGTATATTCTTGTAATTGAGGATCTTCTAGAGCAAATAGAAGATGAGATTATCGTTGAGTCAGATGCAAACTCTGTATTAACATATGAACTCACAGGAGAATACCTAAAGTATGATAAGTCTTACCCAGTTACAATTTACGAAAGTTTGACGGTATCTGGAGTTGAGAATACTCGTGGAGATATTGTAGTAGAAGATAACCTAGATATTGTAAGACCCTATGTAGACCCAAAGACTCTTGGTAAAACACCAACAGAAATAGCAGAATATACAGAGTATGAAGATCTTGCAAGAACAATCATTGACTCAATCGTAGATGGATTTTATTATAAAAGAACTTACTTAGAAGTTGTTGGCCAGGGAACTGACTACATGCCACTTTGGGATAAGACACACAAGATTTTAACAATACATGAAAATGCACAGTTAGTCTATGACTCATCAGAAACACCAGCAGCGTTAGGTGATTTTAATTATTTGATCACTAAAGATAAAACTGCAATCACAAAAGATTTGCTTCAGGTCACAGATAGCATTAATCGTTCAGAAAGAAAGCCAGCAAGAATTCCTTTGGCTTATTCAGACTCTATCTCTATGTTTGACACAGAGGACAGCGGAAACGTTCAAACAGTTTCTCCTGGGGTTGGATTTCCAGAAGGAATGGATTATATTTTCTTATTAGAAACTGGATATAAGGTAGTTCCTTATGATATTCAAGATGCAACTAAGATGTTAATTAATGATATTAAGTGTGGAAAACTAGACTACTATAAGAGATATGTAAAAGATTATAGTACAGAGCAGTTTAAGGTATCGTACGATAAAAGATTATTTGATGGAACTGGAAACATTTTAGTAGACAAGATTTTAGAAAAATATATAACTAATATTGCCAAGCCCTGGGTGTTGTAATGGATCTATGTGAAGAGACAGACTTCATGTACCCAATGAAGGCAGATGTTTACTATCCAATAGTTGAGCAAGGTGCCTATGGAAATGTTAAAAAGACTTGGATATTTAATAAGACAGTGGTTTGCAATTTTTCAAAAGATGGCACGGTAGACGAAGAAGTAAAGCCAAATGTAAATATAACATTAAAGAAAGTATTAGTGGGAAGAACAAAAAAAGACATAAGGTTTTCTGAAGAAAATATAGCAGATGCAATAACCAATGTTATTGTTACAAATATTAGAACAAAAAATGATGTCCCCCTATACGTAGAAACTTCTGGAACAAGGGCTGGAAAGTCAACAATATATGAGATTGAATCTCAGTCACCAATCATAGGACCATTTGGAGATCCAGAGTATTTTGCATTAGTCGTACGCCGTTCAGAGAATCAGGCATCAGACATATGATAAAACTAGCAATCAATACCAAACAGTTTAGAAAAGATATGAACAACATTGTTGAATACTCTTTTGGCTACCTAGATGGAGTTCAAATAGGAAAAGTTGAGTTCTTTCATAATCTTGGTTTAAACATTTCAGAAATGCTGCAAAAATATATTGACTCAAATGCAAGGGTAAATCCACAAGCACTAAACCATATATATGAATGGTATCAAGTGGGAAGTCCAAACGCAAGACTATACGATATAAAATATACAGTAAGCAATCTAGGACTATCCTTTATAACAAACTTTAAACAATCATCATCACTTAAAGATGGATCAAATGTACCTTTCTATGATAAAGCAAGAATAATGGAAGAGGGAATACCAGTAACGATTACACCAAGAAATTCTGATGTGCTTGTATTTGAAGAAGGCGGAGAAACAGTGTTTACTAGAAATAGTGTGAATGTAGATAATCCTGGCGGAGACGCAACAACAGGAGCATTTGAAAAAGTAATAGACTCTTTTTTTACAAAGTACTTTACACAAGCATTTTTAAGATCAAGCGGTATATCACAATACCTGGAAAACCCTATATTGTATAAAAAGAACCTTACATCAGGAAAGAAATCTGGAAGATCAAAAGGAAGAGATGTAGGATATAGATGGATAGCAAATGCGGGGTTACTAAATGGCTAATACAGATTTATTAAATACTCCATTATTATGGATAAATAAGTATTTACAATCAAAACTAAGTGAAGACCTTGGATATGTAACCCCGTTTTTTCCACCATCACCATTTAATATTGATGACCTTACAGAAAAATGGATGGTGCTTAATAATGTTAATACGCCAGTAAGCGATGCGGTTGCCTGTACTTGGGACAGACTGGTTAAAATGCAAAAAAGTAAGTTTCCACATATAAAAAATGAACAAATATTATATTACTTTTATGGTCTTGGAATAGGCTCAGTTTCTACCATGATACAAACACAGGAGGCTGTTTTAAGACTCCTTGACCGTGGAGATGAGTCTGCAGAGGAACTAAACGCATGGTGTGCTAACCGAAGGGTAAGACTGACTCCAGAGAAAGATGGGGTTGATCAGGTAATTGATTTAGACAACATGTTCCTATTCCATAATTTTAAGGTATACCAACTAGAAGAAACCAGGGACATCATTGACTTTGGAACTGCCCGTACCTTCGGCGGGAATAAGATTATTATTGACTTTGACTACCACCAAGACCAAGACCTTACAAACCATGACTGGACTCCAGAGGCAAGACTCTCTGATGCAAATAAAATAGTTATATAAAACAATGTTATAATTAAGGCTGAGGAAACAAATCACGCCAAAACAACTTAATATCTATTTTAAGGAAGAGGTGAATAAATGGCATATAGTCGTGGAAGTTCTACCAACATTATCGTTGGTGCAGCAGCGCTTTTCGTTGCAGATACAACCCTAACTCCAGGTACACTGGAGGCTTTTGTAGACGGCGAATCATTCAAGGAAACTTTGTCTGATGAGAACGATTACACAAACGTAGGTTATACCATGAACGGTCTTGAAATGCAGTTCCAACCAGACTTCGGTGAAGTACAGGTAGACCAGATTCTTGACGTTGCTAAACTTTATAAGCAGGGTATGCAGGTTAATCTTGCAACTGCTTTCGCTGAGGCTACTTTGGAGAACTTGCTTCTCGCATTAGCAGGAAACTCAGATGATCTATCTGGAACAAAGACAACATCAAACGGAAGAACATTAAATCTTTCCGCAGGTGACATCGGAGAATGTCCAGTAGAACGTGCAATCGTTGCAGTTGGACCAGGAACAGGTGATTGTGCAGATTCTCCATATATTGAGCGAGTCTACACAGCATACCGTGCTTTGTCTATTGAAAACGTAACAGTATCAGCAAAGCGTGATGAGGCTTCAATGTTTGAAGTATCATTCCGTTTGCTACCAGAAGACGCTACAGGATCATACGGTAAGATCGTTGACCGTACTTGGGCATCAAACTCAATTTAATATAAATTAGCAACTAGCCCATCTCCTTAATTGGGGGTGGGCTTTTTGTTTGTGGTAAAATTGATAAGATGGCAACAAGAATATATAAGTCAGACATTATTACATTAATGGATGGCGAACAGATAGAAATTTATCCTCTCAAGATTAAATATCTTAGAGAGTTTATGGAAGCCTTCCATTTAATTAAAGAATCTAAAAATGACATGGAATCAATATCCTATTTGTCAGAATGTGCAAGAATCGCTATGAAACAATATAAGCCAGAAATTGCAAAAACACTTGAAGACCTTGAGGATCATGTAGACCTACCCACAATATACAAAATAATTAATATTGGTGGCGGTATAAGTGTGAATGGAGAAGCAGAAGAACCAGTAAAAGAACAAGCATTAAAACAAGACACGACGGGTAGTGGCTGGGATGAATTAGATTTAGCAAAGTTAGAATCTGAGATATTTTTGCTGGGTATATGGAAAGACTATCAAGAATTAGA